CATCTTGGTAAATATTTTGATGCAAAAGCGGAGATACAGAAGAATGCTGGTAACTCAACATCAACTGGATCTGATCTTGAAAATTTTTTACATTTAGAAAAATTGAAACAAGCAGAAGCAGAATTGAAAGATATGCTGATTTATCAAGGGCGGGCTAATCTGTACACAGATTTTTTGAGGTATCAAGCGGAACAAAAGCAAAAACGTGAGGATCAAGCAGAAGCTCAAAAAAAACAAAAGGCAGAAAAGCGTAAAAGAATCGCTGGTTTCATTCGCACTGTTGTTATTATGGTTTCTGTGGTCTTGGCATTCGCTACAATCGGTGGTTTTATATATTACCTCTCGACTTTGAGACAAGTATGACATGGATTTTAATGTTGATTACAATAGAGGGCAGTATGTTTTACATGAGCGTAGTTGATGCGTATCCAACCGCAGAGTCTTGCATGAGAGAACGTGCAGAGGGCGTCATACGGCTGGGTGAACCAATTATGAATTACCAGTTAATTTGTATTCCAACAGATCAGCTTGGAGATAATACGTGATAGGTATCATTGGTAAGATCTTGGGGTCAGATAAAGTTATCGAATCAGGATTAAAACTGATTGACGATATGCATACCTCGACTGAAGAAGAGGTCAAAGCAAAGGCTGATGCGAAAACCCAGCTTTTGCAAGCTTACGCTCCATTCAAACTTGCTCAACGCTACCTGGCTCTAATGTTTGGACTAACTTTCCTAGCCAGCTATATCTTGGTGCTGGCGATGACCATTTCAGGCCAGGGCGACCCAGATGCAGTTACTAAGGTAATGGAACAATTCAGTATAAACTATGCGATGCTCATTATCTTAGGCTTCTATTTCGGGGGCGGTGCTGTTGAGGGCTTCTTGGATAGGAAGAAAAAATAATGGCTAGATCTTTGATGCGGAAGTTCCGCGAAGTCAAAAAGAAAGATGGTGTTCCGGTCAAGTATACTGCTGGTGCTGCTAACCCAGAGGCCAGGAGAGCAGAGATCAAGCGCACAGCGGAGAAGTACCGTAAGGGTACGCTAACAAAAGCAGAGATGAACCGCATCTCGAGACAAAGGAGTAAATCATAATGGCTACTTATAAGGGCATGAGTTCACGATTCTCAAGGGCTACTATGGAAAAAGTGTACAAGAGGGGACTTTGACCCCCTTTGGGGGGATAACTAGGAGCATATTATTCAGCAGGGTCTCGGCCTAAAGTTTCAGCACACCAGTGGGCTATGGGTCGACTACGAAGTTTTGTCACAGGCAAGGGTGGTGCGCGAAAAGCAGATAAAGATTTACTGAACAAGTAATGAGGTATGCAGACATGGATGTGGAGAAACTGAAAGACCAGTTGATCTTACATGAGGGACTCGAACTTAGGAGCTATAAATGCAGCGCAGGATTCGTTACGCTAGGAGTAGGGCGCAACGTAGAAGAGCTTGGAATCACCGTAGAAGAAGCGCGATACCTTTTAGACAACGACATTCTGAGAGTCAGCAAGGAGCTTGATAATAATATTCCTTGGTGGCGCGATCTTTCTGAGGTTCGCCAAAGAATTTTTGTAGATATGTGTTTCAATCTCGGCATAAGTCGATTTCTTAAGTTTCAAAAAACTTTAGGTCACGCCAAGGCTGGTAATTTCAAAGACTGTGCTGATGAGATGCTCAACAGTAAATGGGCGTCAGACGTAGGTACGAGGGCTACACGGCTCTCTGAAGCGATGATCAACGATGAGTTGGAGGTTTAGATGCCAGAGAAGCTAGAACGCAGCCTGATGGCTCAGGCGCGAAAGAAGGGACTGAAAGGTAAAGAGCGAGACAAGTATGTCTACGGTACGTTGCAGAAGATTGCTGGACCGAAGGGGTCTGAAAAAGCTTCTAGAACAGGAAGTGTAAGGCGTGGCTAAAACTCCGGCGTGGCAGCGTAAAGAAGGCAAGAACCCCAAGGGTGGTCTCAATGAAAAGGGACGCAAATCTTATGAGCGAGAGAACCCAGGATCTAACCTACGAAGGCCAATCAAGTCAGGAGATTCTCCACGCAGAGCAAGCTTTCTTGCGCGAATGGGAGCAGCCAGAGGGTCAGAAAAGAAAGACGGCAAGCCAACCAGGTTACTTCTTTCACTCCGAGCTTGGGGTGCAAGTAGTAAAGCGGATGCCAGAGCTAAAGCTAGGGCAATATCGAAACGAAACAAAGCAAAAGCATGAGGTGATTTATGCCAGGTAAATACGGTTCAGGAATGAAGCCAAAAGGTTCAGCGATGTCAGCTATGAAAAAGGCTAGAGAGAAGAACAGGAAGAAAATGGGTGGTGCTAAACCGCCATCTGGGATGAGGTATTGATGGCAAAACTAACAGATCGTCAAAAGAAAACTCTGAAAAAGCATTCTGTTCATCACAGCGCAAAACACATGAGCATGATGAGAAAAGAGATGGAAGGCGGGAGCAGCTTCATGGCTGCTCATCGCAAGGCTCAAAAGAGTGTAGGCAAGTAGTCACACTTTCTTCCGATTCGTTCTTCCTGTTTTCTTGCCAACCACTATCCTTTAAACCTGTCCCAAGAGTTTGCTGTGCTCGTTTGTCTTGGTGCGGGTGCAGCAGTCTTATCCCTGTCGTTGATAAAGACCTTTGCGTTCAAGGCAATAGGCCACTGTCGAGCTTCTCCCTGGTTCTTTTCTTTGATTGTAACCTTGAGGTTAGCCCCAACGCTGCGTAGCGTATCTAATGCCTCTTCGATTGCCTCCTGTTGTGAGACTTGCATAGGGGCATATCGGCCTGTCTGCTCGTCGTAAGGAGTCTTGACTTCAAACCAAGCACTTATTTGATAATCTTTGTCGTGGCTCACGCCAGCATCGCCCCTGTCTCCAGTGTTCGGATTGGGCTTTTTAAGCGGTTGCATTTTGCTATTACTAAAATGTGGGTATGCCATAATTTTCTCCTAAAATGGGATTTCGTCTTTTGAATCAAGTGGTGGAACTGGTGGTAATGGATCAGGCTCAGTGCCGTGTGTCGCTGCAACAGGCATTTCTGGCTCACTGAGTTCCTTGCTTCTCGCGTCCAACGCATTTGTAACCATCATCAAAAGAGTTTTACTTGATGCTGCGAGTGACTCGAGTTTTTTCTCATTCTCCACTGTCCATAAATGAATCTGACCGATCTTGGTCATTGCATTAATCTCTTCACAGGCTTTTTGTGCAAACTGAGTTTGCTTTTCCGCAACGGTTTGTTGTGGTGATTGATTGACTGGTTTTGGTTTTGCTTTGTCCTGGTGCGATACGATTGGTTTTGGCGCATCATCATCTTGCTGTGCGATACCAAGACAAGCAGCCAAGGCGTATCTCCTGGCGTATGTAATAGTAGTTCCAGCTTGTTGTGGACCAGACATCCGACTGCTTGTCTCTTGAGGTATAGAATATTCCGACTGAATATACTCGCCCGACTCGTGCATCAAGATTGTGGTGACAGAGACACCTTGCGTCCCTGACCCAAGCATCTGACAGACAGACAACTTATTGTTTGCTAACGGCTGTTTAACCGCGTTGAAAATGTTAGCCAAATCAGCATATTTATAATTATGTCCTTGACTATCTTTCGTCGGATTATCCACCTCTGCCTGAAACTTGCTCAATGCACTGGCTAGTTTTCCTATACTCTCTGATCTACTTACAGAGCTTTGTGCTTCGTTCATTCTATCCCCCATATTCTCTTTGCTTCTTCAATAACTCCAGGCGGTTCAGACCATGAGATGTGATCAAAGTCTGGAGCCTGGCTTAGTAATAATGACTCCTTGTCGCTATGCGCTTTCAAGTTGTTCTCGATTGCTCTGTGATGAACTGACATCTTCTGGCAGCACTGTTCAAGAAACTCAGGCTGTAACTGTTCACAGTTATCTTGATTGAAGATTGCATAGCCATCTTCGTTTGCGTAGAGCAGCCAGACAGGTTTCCGACCGTTGATGTACCAACCACCAGCAACCTGGAAGACATTGTTAATAGTGAACATTCCATCAAGAGTTTTCGGCAGCGATGCTTTACGCTTGCCAGACTTAGCACGAGCATCCTGTGTAGGCCATTTGGTTTTAAGATCGCCAACGCCTACATAATCAGGACGGTTGATATGCGGTAATTCATTATCAAACAGAAA